CGATATCACGACAGGACAGCCCACTGTTGGTGAAACTAACGCTCAGATTACTGTCGTTATTTCCATTGAGGGTATAACAACTGGTATCCCTGTTGTTGGTGCCTCAAGCGTTGCCCAAGACCAAGACCTGACTGCCGATAGTTTGACGACAGGATCACCTGTTGTTGGTAGCCCTAGCGTTGCCCAAGACCAAGACCTGACTGCCGATAGTTTGACGACAGGATCACCTGTTGTTGTGTCATCAACGGTTGTTCAAGAGCATGTGCTAGCAGCAAACGATATCACGACAGGACAGCCCACTGTTGGTGAAACTAACGCTCAGATTACTGTCGTTATTTCCATTGAGGGTATAACAACTGGTATCCCTGTTGTTGGGCAGCTTACTATCAACACATGGGGTAGGCGTGTTGTATCAGTTACAGCTAACTCTGACAATACAGCTACATTTAGCAATAACCAAAATAGGGCAGCGTAATGGCATTTAGAATTGGACAGAATGATACTTCGCCTTCCCTACAGGCTACCCTCTCTGATGCTAACCTTACACCTGTAAACCTAACTGCTGCTACTGTTATGCTGCACATGAAGGCTATCGGTGGTGGTCTGGTTCTTGATGAGCAAATGACAATCACTAATGCCCTTGGTGGTGTCGTTCAGTATGACTGGCAGGTTGGTGATACAGCTACAGTAGGAACCTACTATGTAGAGTTTGAAGTGACCTACGCTGGTGCTTCTGTAGAGACCTTCCCTAATACTGGTAGCCTCCCTCTGGTTATTACACGAGAGTTGAACTGATGAGTTTAGATTTTACGAAAGCTGACTATCAGGGTGAAAAAGTAACCCTCAACAAACCTCGTCGTATTCAAGGTGGCAACAAGAAGTTTGAAGTGTTCGTACAGGATGGTGGCAAGGTTAAGCGAGTTACTTTCGGTGACCCTAACATGGAAATCCGTAGGGATGATCCCAAAGCTAGGGCTAATTTCCGCTCCCGCCACTCATGTGACACCAAGAAGGATAAGACAACGGCTGGTTATTGGTCCTGTCGTATGTGGGAAGCAGATACATCGGTGGGTGATATGACTAAATTCGAAACAAGTGGTAAGATTACCAAGGTTGATGATGAGCAACGCATGATTTACGGTTATGCTTCTGTCGTCACCAAGGGTGGAAAACCTGTAGTTGACCGTCAGGGCGACATTATTTCCCCAGCCACTATGGAGAAAGCAGCGACAGAGTTTATGCTTGGCGCTCGTAACGGCCTCACTATGCACAAAGGTGAGCCTACGACAACTATTGTTCACTCTATGCCTTTCACAAAAGAAATTCAATCTGCCTTTGGTATTGAGTCTGACCTTGAGGGTTGGCTAATCGCAGTTAAGGTCCACGACGATGAAACTTGGGACCGTATGAAAAAGGGTGAGTTCACAGGCTTTTCTATCGGGGGTCGCGCCACAAAGGTTGAAGTTGCAGATGACTAAGGTTTGCACTGGTGCCTGTGGAAAAGAGTTACCACTCCCCCTCTTCGGTAAAAAGGGACAACGGTTACAATCCATGTGCAAAACTTGTCATACCGCTCGTAATCTAGAGAGTAGAAGTCGGGTGGGGAGAAAGACAAGTGAGAAGACTGCGCAAAAGGCTCGTGAAAGAGTATCTGAATACTACTATGACAATAAACACATTCCAAGTTTTAAGTCAATTAGGTGTGAGGCTCAAGCTAGGCGTAGGGAAAGATACCTACCCCTATCAGATAAACACAAGTCTGAGATAAGAGATTTCTACTGGTTAGCTCGTGACCTTAGGTCGGTAACTGGTGAAGAATACCATGTGGACCACATTGTTCCGCTGAATGGTAAAACCATCTGTGGCCTCCATGTGCCTTGGAACCTCCAAGTGTTACCCGCAGATATAAACTTAAGCAAAGGAAATAGGTATGACAACCTTGCTTGAAAACTTACAGCTTGAGGAAGTGTCACTGGTTGACCGACCTGCTAATCAAGAGGCCACTATCGCACTCTTCAAGCGTGACACTTCCGGAGAGGAAATTACTAAGATGACTGATGATATGAATACTAAACTCAAGCCTTACATGGACAAGGGTATGTCGGAAGAAGATGCCATGAAGGCTTATGACACCGATATGACCATGAAATCTGACGCTGCTGAAGAAGCTGACGTTGAAGCTGCAGATGTTGATGCCCTTAAGGCTGATATTGAAACACTCAAGGCCGAAAACGAGCGTCTTCGTAAGGGTTTGATTGAAGAAGGTTACGTTATCGAAGCTGATGCTATCCAAAAGAAAGCTGAAGTTGAGATGATTGAAGTTTCTGGTGAGATGATCGTTAAGTCGGACATCCCTGCCCCCGTATTGAAGGCCCTCGAAGCTGCTGCTATCGAAAAGGCTGACATTGAGCTGACTAAGAGTGCTGGTGAGGCTCTGCCACACTTTGATATTACAGTCGCTAAGGCTCTCGTAGCTAAGTTCTCTGAGGACGAAGCAATTATGGTCGCACTGAAGGCTGCTGATGCTGCTTTTAACGCTGCCATGCAAGAGTTCGGTAAGTCCGATGTAGATGGCGAATTCGCTACCTCTGCTGACAAGCTCGACGCTCTCGTAAAGTCCTACATGGACGACAACCAACTCAAAAAGAGTGATTATGCCAAGGCTTACGCTGCTGTAGCTAAGACCGATACAGGCAAAACTCTTATTAACAAATCCTACAAAGGGGAATAATCATGGCCGTTATGCAGTCCCGCGATAACCGCACTTTCATTGCTGGGGAAGACCTTACCGCAGCTCAATTCAAGTTTGTAACTCTGGAATCCGATGGTCAGGTTGACCTTGCTGATGCCGCTGGTGAGAACGCTATCGGTGTTTGCCTTGTTGGCGGTGCTGCTGGTGCTGCTGTCACTGTCTGCGTGTCTGGTTCTGTTCTGGTAACTGCTGGTGGCACTATTGCTGCTGGTGCTGCTGTACAGACAGATGCTGCTGGTGATGCACTCACTGCTGCTGCTGGTGATGTCGTACTGGGCTATGCCCGTGAAGCTGCTGTGGACGGCCAGATCATTGAGATCGAACTGATCCAAGGCGGCAACGTTGTCCCTGCCTAATCCAAGCATTTAAGGAATAATAGAAATGCCTCTTTTGACCCCATCCGCCGTACATATTGACCAGCCCCTCAGCAACCTGACGCTGGCATATGTGCAAGAGCAAACCAACTTCATCGCTGACAAAGTGTTCCCAACTGTGGGTGTTCAGCGTCAGTCGGACAAGTACTACATCTACGACCGTGCGAACATGAACCGCACTGGTGACGTGAAGAAACTTGCCCCTCGCACAGAAGTCAACCGTATCGGTATGGCTATCTCGAACGACAGCTACTTTGCTGACGTCTACGGTCTGGGCATGGACTTCGACGAGCAGACACTTGCTAACGAAGATGCCATGTTGGAAATCCGTGCCGCTGGTTCGCAGACCATTGTTAACCGCCTGCTGATCCATCGTGAAGAGCAGTTTGCATCGTCCTTCTTTGCAGCTAGCATCTGGGGTACAGACGTAACTCCATCGAACCTGTGGTCGGACTACACCAACTCGACCCCAATCACTGATGTGACCACTGGTCGTCGTACCATGCAACTGAAGTCGGGCGGCTTTAAGCCAAACACTATGGTTGTCGGTAAGGAAGTCCGTGACATCCTGATTAACCACCCTGACATTCTGGCCCGCCTGAACGGTGGTGCTACTGTCACCAACACTGCACTCATCACCAATGCCAAGCTGGCTGAAATCTTTGAGGTAGAGAACTTCTACGTCATGGAAGCTGTGAAGAACGATGCTGTCGAAGGTCTGGCAGAAAGCAACTCCTTCATCGGTGGTAAGAACGCACTGCTGGTTCACGCACCTCGTAACGCTGGTCTGATGACCCCAGCTTCGGGTCTGACCTTCGCATGGAACAACATTCCCGGCGCAAACAACCTCGGCATCACTGTTGAGTCCTTCTCGGACGATGCACTGAAGCGTCAGCAGGTTGCAGAACACATCCAAGTTAAGATGGCATACGACATGAAAGTTGTTGGTGCTGACTTGGGTTACTTCTTCTCTGCCGTTATCGCTTAATTAGCGTTACTAAACTAATGGAGTGTCCTCAGTCTTCTGGGCTGGGGTCACTACCCACCAATAAAAGAACATAACAGTATCCAAACACAATGGAGTAGTCCTATGCACCCATCATATCTGGGATGGCAAGTAGATTGGCCCGTATTCGTAAAGCAGCCACTATCTGCCGACAATAAGAATTGGAAACGTGGAGAACATTTTAACTGGTTAGAGCGAGGGTTGAGTGAACAAACTGTGTCGCTCCTCTATGCCACTGGTTTTATCTACCACAACACAGAGTTTGAAGTCCAAGCCAAAGTAGGTGATCGCCTGTCAGAGATGTCTGGTGCGCAACTGAATACCCTAGTTGGCTTGATTAACTCTGAGGTCAAGAGCAGAACCTCTAGCCTAGACGAATACAAGAGGAAGAAGTGTCCTCAGTCTAAGATTGATACAAAGCAACGTGGTATTATTCGTCGCTTCCTGAATAACAATGCTTGGATCACAGAAGATTTCTACCGTATTCGTGACGGTATTTTAGGCGACTAATAATCGAAGGGATGCCCAAATGAGTTGGTCGTATGATTCTACTGACCTAGACACTACAACAGCCTCTGGGCGTCTCAACTCTGTCCGTATTCTGGTGGGAGACACTGACACACTAGACCAGCAGGTGCAGAACGAAGAAGTCCTCTTTGCTCTCTCAGAGAGTGGTGATAACGTCTACTATGCTGCTGCTTGGGCTGCTAGGGCTATCTCCTCTAAGTTCTCTCGGAGGGTCACGACAAGTCTAGATGGCTCTCTCAGTGCTAACTACAGTGACCTTGCCAAGCAGTATAAAGTCCTTGCTGATGACCTTGAGTATCAGGGTAAGACCTCTGGTGCTGTCATTGGTGTACTAGCTGGTGGTATCACCAAGTCTGGTATTCAGGCTGTTCGTTCTAACACTAATCGTATCGAAGGTTCCTTCCGTAGAGATCGCTTCAAGAACCCTCCAAGTTACGACACACCAGAGTATGAATGAGGAGCTAGAGCATGACCTTCCGCTCCTTTGACCTGTTTAATCTAGTGCGTGACTTTGGGGAAGACCTAACTCTGCGTAAGATTACCTCTGACGGTTCTTACGACCCCACCACAGGTTCTGTCAATGGGTCTGTCACAACGGACTACACTGTCCTTGGTTACTTCTACAACTACGAGACCCTCAACGTAGATCAGATACGCAAGGGGACACGCAAGTGTGTGATCTCAGCCCTATCTAATGTAGAGCCTGATGAAGACGACCAACTGCTAGGTAATGGGGATGCTGTATCCATTGTCTCTGTATCTACAATCTTTTCTGATGGTGTCGCTATCTGCTACATTTGTCATGTAAAGGAGTAGGCCATTGGAGTTTAGAACTAAGGTAAACAAGAAGTCGGTCTCAGGTAAACTAGATGCCGCTGCAAGTGAAATCGAGGGTGAGGTTAAGGATTACCTTAAACGCATAGCTGACTCACTAATAGGCGAAGACCCAAGAGAGGGCGGCATAGGCGCAGGCTCACCCGTCGATACAGGGGCTTATATCACGTCCCACAGTTTTCAACCTACTGGTGGTAGGGGTGGCCGCTCAAGGAGTTCTACCAATAAGCCCAAGAACCAAAGCTGGTCGCAAAAGGCTGAAGAGGCTAGGTCTAACTTGTATGCTGATATTGAAGCCGCTGACGTTACAGAGGAAAGGGCTGGCATTTTTAGAAACCGTGCGCCTCATGCGGCAGCGGTAGAAAGTAAACACCTCGTTTACGCAAAAGTAAAAGACAGGTTCAGGTAATGGCTAGTATCTATGATGACATTCGAGCTGCCCTTGAGGTTAAACTAGGTTCTATCACTGATGTCCCTTCTATCGGTTGGGAGAACTTACAGTTTAGCCCCACTACTGGTCAACCTTACCTAAAACCCCGACTAATTCCCACTCGTAGAGAACCTGCTGTCCGTGGCATTAACCCACAGATGTATTACCAAGGCATCTTTAGAATTGAGTGTTATGTCCCTGAAGGTGTCGGTCCTGCCGCTGGTGACGATCTTGCCGACAAGATTATGGAAGCCTTTGAAGCCACGACAGACGTAGGTCAAGCTGGCACTATCGTATCCATCCGTTATGCCGAAAGAGAACAGGCAGAGATTGATGGACCCTTTTACATGATACCAGTTAATATCGGGTGGTATATTTATGCTTAGGGTTTGTAAAACTTGTTGCTTAGAGAAACCGTTAAATGAGTTCACCAAGAATAGTAGGTGTAATTACGGGGTGACGAACAAGTGCTTGAAATGTTCTGCTGAATACAGTTTGAAATATTACTACGATAACACTGAGTTGAGGGCAGAGGCTCAAAAGAAATCTGTGGCTAAGAGAAAATCTAAGGGCAAAGATGTAAATAAAGCTCAAAGAGAGTGGGCCAGAAGAAACCCACACTCAAAAAGGTTTCATGCGGCCCAGAGAAAAACTCATGTGAAGCAAGCAACCCCACCTTGGCTGACTGACAGTCAAAAGTCCCACATCAAAAGAACTTATAAGTTGGCACAGATAATCAAGGATGCCACAGGTGTAGACTACCATGTAGACCACATCGTTCCCTTACGTGGGAAAAACATCTGCGGTTTGCACATACCAGAAAACCTGCGGGTTTTAAGGGCTGACCTCAACTTATCCAAATCCAATATTTATAAATAATCCCCATAGGAGAAACAACATGGCCTTTGCACAGGGTTCGCGCTCCAGCTTGTCGTACATCGTAGAAGCTACGTTTGGCACTACACCCGCTGGTAACTTTACTAACCTCCCTTTCAGCACTCACTCTTTGAACCTCACTAAAGACCGTGTAGCTGGTAACGACATCCAAGCTGACCGTATGCCTCGTGTGGACCGTCATGGTAACCGTCAAGTAGCAGGTGACATTGCTGTTGATCTTCGTGATGCTGACTATGACGACTTCCTTGAATCAGCTCTGCTTAACACTTTCTCGACTGACGCCCTGAAGGTTGGCGTTACCCCTAAGTTCTTCTCCATCGAAGACTATGCCGCTGACATTGACCAAGCCCGTGTGTTCACAGGTTGTTCGGTTTCTTCGATGGCTATTTCCCTCGCCCCCAACCAGATGGTTACGACTACTTTCTCGATGGTTGGTAAGGACATGACCATCAGTGGCACACAGAAGACACAGGACGCTGCCTCAGGCGCTGCTCCCTTCGATGCCTACTCTGGTGACATTGCTATCGGTAACGTGGCCTCTAGCTCCGCTGTAGCCATTGTGACGGGCCTTGACTTCACCTTGAACAACTCTTTCGCACCCACCTTCGTTATTGGTGACGACAGTGTGCCTTCTCTGGAATATGGTCGTGCGGAGATTGAGGGGACTATCACCGCATACTTCGAGGATGCAGCCCTGATTACTCGCTTCCTGAATGAGACTGAAAGCGAACTGGAAGTGTCTGTGAATGACCCAACTGGTGCTAACGCTTACACACTCCTGTTCCCCCGCATTAAGATTAACTCTGCTGACGTTGGTGTCGATGGCCCAACTAGCCGTATCATCAGCATGTCTTTCGTTGCTCTCTATGATGCAACTGAAGGCACAAACCTGAAGATCACACGTCCAGCAGTGTAAACAGATACCTAGCTGCTATAGCATCGGCCTCACGGCCTTAGGTAGGGGAGGCTCTGGTCGTCGGGTCTAGGGTCTCCCCATTTATACTACCCGATAAACCCCGACATAACCCACAAACAAAGGAAATCCCGATGGACCTTATGAACCTTAAGCCTACCAGTGACACTGTTGAAGTTAAACTGGTGCATCCCAATACTGGCGACCAACTGAAGAACGACGACAAGACTGATATGACTATCACTGTCTACGCAAGCCATTCCAAAGAGTATAAATCTGTAATGCACGAACAGACAAACAAGCGTCTGAAGGCTATGCAGTCAGGTAAGAATAAAGACTTTACCTCTCAGGATATGGAAGAAGCTACTCTTACGTTGCTCTCTAAGATTACAGCTAGTTGGGATATTACCTATGGTGGTGAGAAACCCAAACTTACTGTCGCTAAGGCTAGAGAATTATACGATCAGGTGTTCTGGATTAAAGATCAGATTGAGGGAGCGTTAGCTGACTCTCTGGATTTTACGAAAGCCTAACTTGTCAGTTATGTGAGTGGGCTGAACATCAGTTCAAACTCAACAGGCCTGATAAGGATGGCATTTCAGAACGAGAACATCTTGAACAAGTAGAGAGGCAGATTGGACGTAGACCTGAAGCATTGGAACCCCCGACAGATTTTCCACAGCTTATGTCTCACGTCTGGTCTGCCTTTATTACTTTAAGCAACAGCAGAACACAAGGCTTTTCTGGCCCCAACCCGATAACATACGAACAAATCAAAGCATGGAAAGAACTGACTGAGACGCCTGTAGAACCTCGTGAGATTGAGGCTATAAAGCGTGTTGATACAGTTTATATGAGGGTAGCGAATGGCTGACTTAGCAATTATTGTAGACACTAAATCACTTGTTGACGCTAAGAACAAACTCACTGCTTTTCAAAACCAGATGGGTAAGACTAACTCTGTCTTGGGGTTGAGCCGTGCGCTAGGTTCAGTTGAAAGAAACGTAGAAGAACTTATTAAGGCCCAAGCTAAGGGCCAACTTAGTTCTCGGTCTTTTCAGCAGGGTCTACTTGAGCAGAGAAAAGCCCTTGAAGCTATGGGTATGTCTTCGTACATGGCTAGGCAAAGGGTGGAGCAACTTGCTGCTGCACTGAGGAACCAACAGGCGGCTAGGGTTGCTGCTCAGGCTGCTGATGAGGCCGCAAGGGCCACTAAAAGGCTTGCTGATAGACAGTTGGAACTCCGTATGCGGTTCCAAGAGGGCTACGCTAATTTTACTCGTCAGCGTGAAGCTATGCGTAGTCTCAGGGAAGCCTACCGCTCTGGCATAATCACCCTACAGCAGTATGAAGCACAACTAGCTAGGATTAGAACAGCTAACCAAGGTAACGTAAGGGGAACTAATAACCTTGGTGTAGCCATGCAGCAGACGGGTTATCAGGTTGGTGACTTCATGGTGCAAATCCAAGGCGGGACAAACCCAATGGTTGCTTTTGGTCAGCAGGCTACTCAGCTTGTCGGGGTACTTTACTTGATGCCGCCAGCAATGCTAGCAGCTTCGA